ATATGGATTAATACATCTGAGGATCAAGACAGTTATATAAACAGAGGTTTATATCCACTTACTGAAGCACACTTTCATTCAAATGTAACTACCAACAAAGATGAGTATGTGAAATTTGTTACTGAAAGAGAGTATTTAAGATCTATTTATCCTAAGTCAGAGATAACTAAAACAATTCAGTTTGAAGAAGAATTAATAAATGTTAAAGGAGAGAAACCAGACTTATCTGAGGCTAAAGCAGAAAGCTATACTTATGAGAAAATCTTAGCAATTAAAGCTCTAGAAAATACATTAAATCCATATCACATGTTTAATGATCCTGTATATGCATATGCTGTACAATTCAATAAGCTAATGGAAAAATATGGAGAGATTAAAAAACAATATTCTTTACTTAATAAATTAAAGCCTGAGCCTAATAAAGCTAAAAATATGTTTAATCTTTATGTGGCTGAAAAAGACTTTACAAATGATTCTTCTAACTTGTATTATGAAAATTTACAAGAGCTTTCAAATCCAGCAATTAAAAAAGTTGCTGATGAAAGACAGAATCAAGAGATAAGTGATTTTTTTGGTAAGTTATCTATGTATGCGTTTATGCAGACTGGTATAAATAAGACCAAGTTTAATTTTAATAACATAGTGGATTTTAAAGAATACATGTATTTAATTAATGATGAGATAGCTACTTTTACTAAGGCATTAGAAAATTCTAAAACTGCAAATAAATTCTTAGATGATTTTTATAAAAGATTTGTTTCAGAAAATTCTAAAATAAATAAAGACCGTGGTAGATATAAAAACTATCTCTTTAATGTAAGCATGACTGAGTTAGCAAAAATTGCAGATGTTGATACTAATGGTCTTACATTAACAGAAAGATATAAATTAATGGAGAGTAAAGAAGAGGGGCAATTTATATACGATAATATTAAGGCTACTCCAACAGATTATAATCTAATGCTTAGTAGAAATGAAGATGTTACTTTTGCATATCCAGCTCCCGTAGTTGTATTGCAAGGGCAGTCATCTGGAATTGGAGACTCTGTAATTAGAAATATATCTAAAGAAATGTCAGTAGGTTTTGCTACATCATTGCTTGTAGATTCTGATGCACTAACTGAACTAGAGGCAGAGGATTATGAAGCAATTAAAAATTCATATGATGCAGCAATTGAAAGACTATTAAACTTAAAGAAAGATGGTAAAATGATTGCCTTCCCATTAAAAGGAATTGGTAATGCAGCAGCCATGCCTCAAGAATTATTCGTATATTTATCTAGAAGATTATACCAAGAATTTGGGTATCTAAATCCGGGCTCTACTATGTATAAAGAAATTAGTGAATTAGTTGGAGAAAAACAAGGGATATCTGATGCTGAGATATTAGCAGAACTTGGACTTGAAGAAGATCCTTTTGCATGTAAAATTTAAAAAAATGGTTTGTAATTCTAAAGAAAACTCTATTCAATATTTAGTATCAAAAGGTGCTATAAATGATGTTAGAAAAGTAATTGATAGAGACTTATTTGATAAGTTAAATGACAGTTTAACAAGGTATGCTGAGACTAAATATGGTCTTGATACTATGGGTGCACAGTTGTTTACGGCAGCTACAGAACAAACTAGATATTTAAAAGATACTCCAGCATATAGAGAATCCACATATTCTATTAAACGGGCAGTTCCTAATGAGGTATTATTTCAAAGACTAGATCAGTTAGTTACACAATATGAGAACAGATCTGATACAGATCAATCTATGTTTAATAGACCTTTAGAACTTGAAATTAATGCAGATATAAAAGAAGTATTTGCAGCTTTCCCTAGACTTGCTTCAGTTGGAACATTAGATCAATATAGAGAATACTTAAATTCAAGACTTACATTTCCAAAAATATTAGTTCATGCAACAGTAGTTCCTTTTGAAACTTTTGATGAGGATCTTACAACAATGAAATCAAAAGATTTGGGTTCCGGTTTATATGTCTCTGATCTTAAAAATAATTGGTCAAAATATCAAGAACAAAATAAACGTAATATATCAAGACAATTAAGAAATAATTTTGAAGATGCTCTTGAAGATTATTTTGACATGTCAATTGACGATATAAATGATAAATATTTTAAAAGGGTAGAGTCAAAGTTTATAAATCCAATATCTAAACTTAAACAATTACTTGATTCTCGTTCAATTAATGCATTTGAATTTAATGATCAATTAAAAACTATTGAAGTTGCTAGACAGTATGAAATTTTTAGACTTGCAATTGGGGATATAAAAAGTAAAAAAACTAAAGAGAGATTGTCAAAACTACTTGATAAAGTAATAACTCCATTTGCTATTTTAGATAAACCAATTAATCAATATTATGGATATACTGGAAACAGTATAAAATATGTTAAAGATGGATATTTAGAACTTAAAGGAAATGAAAAAGAATCATTGATCATTGAAGGTACAGTGAATGATGTTAAACAAGCTGTTTTAAAAAATCCAAAAGATTATTTTGTTTTAGGTACTAACCCAGATATAAATGCATTTAAAGAGTTTGTTGCTACAACAAAAGATATGCCTATGATGATGAGAGAATCATCAAAAATTACACAAGATGATAAAAGTTACTATAGAGGTCAAATAGAAAAACCTTTTATTGATAAAGACGGAAACTTAATTCTTTTTGGTAGAGAAGATGAGCTTTATAAAAAAGCAGGTCTTAAAAGTTATGGCATATCAATGACAGATAATTTAAAAACTGCTGTTGGATATGGAGAAGGTCAATTTGAACGTGAAAATCTATTATTTGATGATGTATGGGGATATGACGTAAATACATGGGAAGCTGAGGATGCTTACAATGAACTTCAAGAAAACGGATGGTGGTTAATTCAAATTCCTAAAAATATTAACTATGAGATAGTTAAAGAAGCTGGTGAAGTTAAAGTTATTGGGAATAAAATTATTGTACCAAAAGGTCAATATAAAATTCAACAGTTTGCAGATAATGTAAAAGAAACAATAGAAACAAATGATTTTGATTTACCAATTTTTAAATTTGATGCAGCAACAATTGTAAATGCAAGATCAAAAGAAGTAGCTACAATTTTAGCTAACAGACTTGCATTAGGTTTAAAAGTTAATTACTATAATATTACAGAAGCAGAGGCTCGAGATATTCTTAAAAATAGTAAGATACCATATCAAGGTGAGCCAGCATTCTTTTTTGCGGGAACTGTTTATACTGTAGGAGATAATGTAAACTTAAATACAGTACTCCATGAATTCTCACACCCATTACTACAGGGAATAAGAAAAACTAACAAAGGGAAAGAGCTATTTAATAAATTATATGCGCAGTTAGATGGTACTACAGAAGGAGATGCAATAGTTAATCACTTAAAAGCAGAATACCCGGAACTTGAAGAAGGATCAGATAGATTTAAAGAAGAAGCTTTAGCTTATGCACTACAATTGCGTGCAGTAAACTTGGTAAATAATAAAATAGAGTCTGAAGGTTTTGATAAATTTATTAAAAACTTATTATATCAAATCAAGCAATTCTTAAAATCTATATTTGGCAACAAAGTAAATGTAGCCAAGTTAGATGTAAATACTTCTTTAGAGGAACTTGCAGACATGCTTCTTGAAAAAGATTTCATTTATGATACTGATAAAATAACATATGATGATCTTGTAGCTTTTGCAAGATATACAAAAGCAAGGGTGGATTTTCTCACTAAAAATGCAAGTAAAAATGCAGTTACAGACTCTATTAATAGTTGGTATACATCTACTAATGCAGTTTTAGAAAGAGCAAAAAATTTTAAGGGTAATAAAGTAACAAGAGAAATTGTAAAAAATAGTTTACTTAGAAAAGGAACTACTGAATTAACTCCTGGAATTAAAAGATCTCTTTCTGGATATCAAACAATTAATAAAGGAAGACAACAATCTGTTGATGAAGTTATAGAGGGTGCAATAAATGCTGAAGAACTTAGAATTAAAGATCTAACTAACAGATCAACTGCATTTGTAAGCTCATTAGAAATTACAAATAATTCCATCAAAGAAATTGAAAATGAATTAAAGTTACTTCAGAAAAAGAAAAATTTTGGTGGAAGATCTGATATTGCATTACTCGGTTTATATGAGAGTTCATTAACAAGATGGTATAGAAGTATATCAGATGTTTATGACATATTAAAGAGTGACTTTAATATGACAACGGATAATCCTTTTTCTAGACTTTTAAATGAAATGTCTACAAACATTAGTGAGTCACGAAAAATTATTATTGATCTTTATAGAAAGAATACTAAGTATTTATTTGTTTCAATTACTGGTTACATGTCAGACTTTGTTAAAGATGAATTAAATACTGAGCTTGGAAAAATCTTAAAAGATAAAATGTCTCAACAGGAATATGAAGATTTCTTTAATAAAATCATACATCAGAAGTTAGAAAAAAATGATGTAGAAAATCTTACTAAAAAATATGGAGTTCCTGCACTATTTGTCAATAGATTGATAGAGAGATATAACTATTTTATAATTAATGAAACTACTATATCTGACATATTAAAAGGTAAGTTCAAGGATGTTAGCATTTTAAATAGATTCTTTGAAAGTTATTCTTCAAGTACAAGTCCTATTGTAGGAGCATTATCTATTTATTTGGAGAACCAAGAAAGACAAGCAGAGCAAAGAGCATGGGATAAGAGTTCTAAATTTAGAAAGAAGTTAGAAGGTATATTACCATCAGTAATAGAATTTAATAAATGGAATACCCGTCAAATGCTCGACTTAGTTACTGAAAAAGATACAGTAGCATTTTTTGATAGCAAGGAAGGTAATATGATTAAGAAAGATGTTTATACTTTCTTAAATGAATTTGGTAATGGCTGGAGGTATGACTTAGATATACTAGATCATGCTATTGATGAGGCAAGAAAAGCTGGTGACCCAGAAGCTCTAAAAAATGCAGAATTAGCATTAAGACAATTTAAAAGGGATTACATGCATGATGAGTATGTTCCTGAGTATTATGAGAAAGATGACATATTTAATTCATCACCTATAGGACAAAAGGCATGGGTAGAAAGAAAACTTGCATTAGATGAGTTTTCAGCAGAAGCAAATAAACTTCATAATGAGTCAGAAAGATTTGAGGCATATGGTGTTTTACAAGAACTGTGGAGAAAATATCAAATGCTTTACTCATTAGTAAATGAAGATGGTACACCTAAAACAGGAGAAGACTTAGAAAAAGCTGAGCTTTTACTAAAACATAGAAAAGAAACATCTAAGTTTCATGAGTTTGTTCCTGTTCCTGGATCATTACAGACAGCATATAATGAATTTATCAATCTTAAAAAAGCTGAGGGAAAATCACAAGCAGATATTGATGAGTTATTAAAAGCTTGGTTAAAGCAAAATACAAGATTAGTTTACTCTCCTAAGTTTTATGAAGAAAGAACTAAGTTACTTAATAGATTACAAGAGCTTCAGGAGAAAGTAAATATTACAGGATTTAATCCAAGTGATAATTACAAAACAATTTCTAACTTAATATATGGTTTTAAAGATGAACAAGGACAGCCTGATCCTAATGCATTAGGAGAAGAAAGACTAGAACAAATTAAACAACTACAGCAAGAAATAATTGATTTTAGATTTAATTTTGATAGTAACTCTGGCCTTTCAAGAGAAGATCTTGATGAGTTAAAAGGTTATGTAATGGCAATTAAGAATAGAAAATTGACAGAGCCAGAACAAAAAAGATACTTATATCTTATTGAGAAGCAGACTGATCAAGGTCTTACAATGGAAGAAGCATTTGAGATGCAATCTATTTTTGATGAGCTTGGTGAGCTAAGCATGAAAGTTCCTACTGAATATTACTTAGATCAATTAAACTTTAATCTTTCTAAGTTTAACATTGCTGCTGTAACAGAAGATAAAGTCAATGAGTATATTAACTCAGATGAATTTAAAGAGCTAGTAAAAACTGATGAGAACTTTTATAACTGGTTTTTACTTAATCACGTAAATAAAAAAGTATTTAAAAAAGGAGTTGGTCTAACAAATGTTTTTGAAAGAACTCTTGCTAACTCTGTTACAGTACCAAAAAATGCTTCAATGATAGAAACTACAACTATTATTGATGAATCTACAGGAGAAGAAATAAATTTAATGGGTGTCCCTAATAGCAGACACTCAATCTATACTGTAAAAGATCAATATAGATCTATTCCATTTGGTTTAACAGCAGAAGAAAAGAAAAAGTATGTAGGTAAGATAATTGATAATAAAGGAAACTTCTTACCTAGACTTTATGATGGAACAAAGACTGGAGCTAAAACTGATAAGTATATAAACAAAAGATACTTTGATTTAAAAAGATCAAACAGTGCACAGTTTCAGGTAATTGAAACTATTAAACAATATTTTCTAGAAGCTCAAGAAGGTAAAGCAAATATGGCAAAACTATATTTAGATTTACCAAGATATGCTATAGATAATATTGTAGAGTCTTTTCAAGCTGGAAAATATTTAGATAGATATCAGCAAGCTAAAGCTGGACTCAGTGAGTTTTGGGATACTACATTTGGAAAGGCTACTAGAAATGCGCAAGATACATTTAACTATAATCCAGAGTTTAATCTTGTTAATACAGACATGGATGGAGATCAAGTAACTTATATCCCTGTGTCTGGTCTTTATAATATTGATGCTGATAAAGTTTCTCCAGATGTATTTCAAAGTATAATGAAGTATGCATTATCTCTAGAGATACATGATACTCTTTTACAAAATTTACCATTAGCTGAATCAATAGTAGAAGTATTCTCTTCTCCAGAAGCACAGCCAAAAGCTATAAATAAATATAGAAGAGATATATTTAAAGCTACTGGAGAGTTAAAAGAAGCTAATGCAAAAACAGGCACTAATCAAATGCTTGGTCAATTAAACTCTTTAATTGAAAGACAATTCTATGGTGTACATAATCAGGATTTATCTGAAAAATATCCTAGAATAACTAAAGCAATTAATGCAATGCAGAAAGCTTCATCTACTGCATCTTTAGCTATTAATATTCCATCTGACCTTAAAAACAAATATGGTGCAATGGTTCAGTTAATCATTGAAGCAGCAGGTGCAGAATTTGTTAACTTAAAAGATTTAGCAGCAGGTAGACTTTGGGCATTTAAAGCTATGACAAGTTGGTCTTCTAAAACCGGTATCTATGCTGTTGGCCCTGGATCGTTTACTACACAGTTAGTTGAAATGTTTGACCCAACATTTAGAGGTAGAGATAATACAGGTAGAAGTGTAAGTAGAAGTTTATACAAAGATCTTGTTAACGGAGAGTGGATGTATATGCACAGAAAGTTTGGTGAGATGGAAGTTGCTTTAAGTTTGTTTGGTTCTTTTATGAATGCACAAAAAGTTGAGCAAGTTGTAGATGGTAAGACACAAACAATAAGATACATTGATGCTTGGGAACAAGATGCTGATGGTATTGTAAGACTTAAAAAAGGGATACATCCAAAATGGAATAACCTACATGTTTATCATACTGTTGCAAAAGGAGATACTTTACAAAAACTTGCTAAACAATACTATGTAACTGTAGAAGAATTAAAAGCTAAAAATAGAATTGCAAGTGATATAGAACTTGTAGAGGGTGATGAGATAGTAATTGCTAAATCAGAAGGCTTTGACTTATTTAGAAATCAAGTTCAGGGAACGTCAAGATATCTATTTGGTGCATATGATAAATTTGGACAACCAGAAGCTAATAAATATTTGCTATATAGACTATGGGTATTCATGAGAAAATGGTTTACAACAATGTTTGTAAATAGATTTGGATCTCAAGTTATCTTTACTGAAGGTAAAAAATTACCAACATTAGTTGCAAGATATGACTGGGCATTAGGTAAAACTAAAAAAGGATACTATGTTACTGGGTTTCAGTTCTTAGTTGATATGCTTAAAACAAAAGGTCAGAATATTAAGTATATGAGGGAAGAAGAAAAGGTTGCTTTTAGAAAACTATCTGCAGAGGGATTGTTTATCATAGCATCTGCTTTAATTGTGTCAGCATTATTTGGATATGATGAGGATGATGAAGATAAGTGGAAAAAAATAGCTGAAAGATCAGAAGCATTTGGTACTGATGGTTATAATACTTATGGATTCTTAACTAATCACGCATTACTATTATTACTAGGAACACAAGCTGAGACTACAGCGTTTATTCCACTACCAAAAATAGGAGGAATTAACCTTGGTGCTGATGATTATATCAAAATGGTTACTCAAACATCTACAGCATTTAATAATACTATACAGTTGTACATAGAAATTTTCTCAGACTTTTTAAATATGGTTACCTTCAATGGTGCATCTAGATATAAAAGAGATGCTGGACCATATCCTTGGGAACAAAAGGATGATTTAAAAATTATTGATCACGTACTTAAAACTGTAGGATTTACAGGTTCTTCTGGAGACCCCGAAACTGTACTTAAAAATCTTAAAGCTTCAGGTGAAAGAGTAAGATAAAAAAAAGGAAGATTATCTCTTCCCCTTCTTAACTTTTTTAAGTTTACTTATATCAACTCCTACAAGATTACTTGTATCAAGTTTAAACTTACCAAGTGTACCTTCTTTGTCTTTGCTTACAAGAACATAGCTACTATCTTCTGATATAAAGTTGATATACAACTCTTGACCATTGAATTCAATTTTCATTTTTCTTTTTGTTTTTGACATTATTTGTTGGTTTTAGGTTATTCAAAGTTAAGAAAAAAAAGGGGGAACAGCAATAGCCATTCCCCCAATTTTAGTGATAATAAAACATAACCTGATAAACAGGATCTTTAGAAGAAGTCTGATGAATCATTATCTTCATCATCATTGATGTTAAAGATTAAGTCATCAAAATTTGCTGCTCGTACAGCATCTTCTTCATATTCTTTAGCATTTTCTTCTATACTCATATAAGAAGAATTCTCACCTGTATACTCCTGATTCTCATCTGGAGCATAAGTAGGTGCATCATCTTTATCTGATTCTAGTGGTAAATTCATCCAATCATTTAGGTCTTCTTCATCTTCTGGATCTTCCAATTGGTTAGTATAACTAACCACCTCATTGTGAAAATCTCTTGTTTCAAAAGTATTCCCTGCAGGGTCAGTATAAAGAATTGATACTTCTTCAGCTTCTTCTGCATGTTTGTATCTAAGATCTTCATCCATTAGATCTGCTTCTAGATCTGCTTCAGCTGCAGCAATTTGATCTAATAAATTAGTTTGATTAGGATCAACAAAAACTGTCTCAGCTTCAACAACTACAGGAGCAGGTGCAACTATCTGTGCAGATGGTGTGCACTGTTGGAAATTATTCACAGTAGAAATAAAATAATGCAAGACTCTTTGATCTTCCATCCAAGTCTTAGGATGTGAATGCTGTAATGCAATAGTCACATAGTTATAGAATGCCCATAAGCTATTACTATCAGCATAAACATGACTTGGTCTATCCATTTGTTGTCTTACAATACTAGCTTGCTCTGTAGTAAGAATCTGATACTCCGCAAATAGGATACCTAGTAGCTGAGCTTGTTTTCTCTTGTTTAGAGTAATACCTTTCATAGATTCTTTGTCAGAACATAGCTGATTATAATACATGTGTGCATTAGCTATTTGATCTTGTATGGTTTTAACTGTCTCTTCATCCGCAGTACCAGTATGTTTACGAGCCCAGCTTCCCATATCCCCACATACCATAGTAGTACCTGTTAGGTTGATATAGCCACCCACACCACATTTAAATCTCACTTGTTTGTTATAACTGTTTGTCCATGCAAACATCATAGATAGCTCAGGGTCATTGTTAAAATTTAACTTGTAAATCCCATGAGCAATTTGTCCGTCAGCAGTACATTTGTACTCTTCACTAACAACTCCAAAGCCTGCAGCAGCAAGCTCAGTATATACATAATCCATTACAGATTGGTGGCTAATTACAGTGTAAGTAGCAGCATGATTTGGTAAAGGCACACTAACTAAGTGCGCCTTTGTACATTCAGCAATTTTCTTTGGCATAATTAAAATAAACTAAGTTGTGTAATAATAGGTTCAAGATCACGGATCTCCTTATTGATCTTGTCCAAGTAATAATCATAATTAATATCATATTCACTAAAAGGTTTATCCTTATAGTCTATCATTAGAGTCTGCAACCATTTGCCAGCCTCAATTTGTATTTCTCTGTTGTCAGTATTGTTCTTCTTAATCACCTTACTACCTGTGTTAGATATAAAATATCTGATAGTATGTTGTACTTTTTCAATTAAATACTCTCCACTAACCATCTTGTGCTCATAAAAATTCCAGTCCCCCTTGATCTTAACACCACCACAAAAATCAAATATATTTGTGATAGATTTAATATAATCTTCGGGCTTGATGCCATCTACAAAATAAGCATGTATAGCTTTAGGGATTACAAGAAAACTTTTGTTCTTATGCATAGCAAGATTAGCAAACTCAAACCTACCCTTACATTTAGATTTACCATCTTCTGTAATAGCAATGTAATTATTTACATCACCTAGGATAATCTTAGAATACTTATCATGCTCCAGCTGTAGATTGGTTAGCTTCTCCCACCTTCTGCAGATTTCCATATACTTGTCTTCATACTGTTTAGGGATCATTGTTTCCAAACCATCTGTGTTTTGCATAAGTGGCAAGGCATTTGGTATTTCTTCACAAATCATCTCATACAACATAGTAAGACTAAGTTGACCATTGATAGTGATTCTCATAGTAAACTCTGGGTCATACAAGAAACTGTTTTCATCATTAGATAAACCATAGGTTGAATTCAAGATAATCTTGTACACATAGTTCTTGGGATCTTTCTTAGGAATCTTTTTCCTTTCTTCAAAGAACCATTCATACAGATTGCAGAATTCTTCTTTAGGTAAGTGTGCAGGAGCCCACTTATTTCTAATAGCTAGATTAGGATAGAAACTAGTAACATCAGATGTCATTATTATCATCTCCTGATTAGTTTCATATACTTTAGTAGAGCGTGCACCATGAACACCACCAAGACCAAAGTCTGTCTGTACACCTTTATACCTTACAGAATATTTAAAACCACCTTTAGTTTCACCCGGGTAGATTACTACATCCTGAAACTTCTTCAAAAGATTCTGAAAGGTAGCTGTCTTAAATTCTATATAAGGTAGTATAATATCACGGACTGTGATCTTTAACCTGTTAGTTCTCATTTTTCTGAGCTCATACTTCTTTATATCAGTATGCTTACTTAGAAAATGCATGAATAACTCTTTAGATATTCTTGGCTCAGATGCGGAATATAAATCTATCCCATACTCATCTGTTAGTTGTTTCCTCAGATCTATTTGATCTTTACACAGAAACATGATCTGCTTGGTAGACTTGACATCATTAATACAGTATCTGATTATCTCAGGTATTTGTTCTGTAGTAACTTCAGTAGTATGATGAATAGGCATATCAATAATATTGTGCCAGTCCATAGTATACTGTATCCACTTTAAGCTAGATCTTTTTGCATTGTTGTCCCAATGGTTTAGTTTGAATACATCAAGTTGTCTGATGCTTAGGTCCCTGGGAGAATACTCCTGGAACTCACCATTGTTACTTCTATTAATTACATCTTGTGCTTTTCTATAAATAAATCTAGCAATAGTATCACCAGATTGCTCGAGAAGCTGTTCTTTATTTCTTAAGATGTGCTCAGTGATTTGGCTATCAAATCCAATACCATTAAAACTTACATGCCATTCATTATAAGCAATGTTCTTTTCTAGAAAAGTTACCAGTTCTAGAATCTCATTCTTGCTTTCGTGAATAGTAAAGATTATTGGCTCTTCAGATTTTACTCCCTCAAAGACTGCTATGAAACAAGAGCATAAAGTTTCATAGTCCATTACATAGTGCTGTCTCATAATAATTCAGTTAAGCTGTTTCCCCGTGTATAAAAAATGGGGCAACCTAAGCCACCCCATAGTGACCTAAATTACTTAGATTTTGTTTCTGCAGCCATGAAAGACTTGTAGTCAAACTCAGAAGAATTAATACCAAAGTGCTCAACTATCTCTGTGATAGCTACTGCATCTTCAATATAAAACTCCTGAAACACTTCAATCTTATGTCTGTCTTGTTTAGTTCCTTTTGAACCAGTAAGTACTTGTCCATACTCATCTAACTTAGGAAGCATGTGTAAACTCTGCTTTGTAGTTTTAGAGATAATAACAAATACCTTTGTTCCCGGGTCAAAGATACATTCTACATAAGGACAATTCTCTGTGATAGGAATCATTCTGAATGTTTGGCTTTCTTGCCAACTAGATTGAACTAGCATCATACTTTTTTCACTCATTTTTTTGATTTTTTTATAAAATTAATTAAATAATTTCAATATTTTCCAAATCTGCAACCTCAATTAACAATATCTCTCTATCTAGATCTGGTTTGTCACAGAGTTCTCCAACAGATTCTAATAGTTCCACATCTACATTTAAGATTCTTGCATAGTCCTTGAAATGTGTTTCAGGATGCAAGAAACCTTTGACATAGGTATAATTACCACTATTTTTTTCAAAGAAGTTTAAAATTTTACGCTTTATATTATCAGATATTTGACTGTATTTTCCATTTACAAATAGATTCCAGTCATCTTTGATATCAGAGAAATCAAATATATAAACAGCTGTATTTGAATCTATCACAATATGATCATGAAGTCTAGTATGCTTTAGTAAAATAGATTTACTAAATGTTATATACTCTTCATCTTTTCTTATTGGATATAGACAAACAAGCTTTGCATCCTCTGGTTTAATATTGTTCCAACTGATGTAAGTTTCAGAAGGAATAACACTTGTACCACGTTTAATTTCTAAGAGCGGATACAAAAACACCTTAGACTTTTGAAAATATGTACTATAAAGCGCATCAAGAACCATAATTTATAATTTTACATTACCCATAATTAAATCATATGGCAGTGTAAAGTCTTTGTTTTCATAATGATATTTAGCAATATCCATTACTTCATCAAAGTCTTGTTGCCATATGGCCATTGTCTCTCTTGAGACTTGGAATGGATAAGCTTGGTTGTATTTGTCAATTACAATAAATGTAAAGTACAACTTCCACTCAGCCAGATCGGGTAAGTCTTTTAGAAATTTATGAAACACAAGTTTTTCATATGCCACGGCTTGTAACCAATACTTATAATACTGCACAGAGTCCGGGAATTCTAAAAGAGATTTACCCGTTGTCTTAAGGTCATTAATAAAGACTGTCTTAGATTCTTTATCTATCACAAGATTGTCTATAATTCCCTTAAAACCATAAGGTAGAGAATCTACATCTATATTTACAAGCAACTCACTGTAAACTTCTAGATGAGTATCTTCCTCTGTCCTGTCAAGTTGTAGTAGCTGTCTAATTTCCGGATTGGATTTTAGAACCATAACACCTTCTCTACAGCCACTTAGAGTAGGTTCATCAACTACTAGTTTGTCTTGACTTTCTTTTAAAAACTTAAAGTAATTTTTGTTTTCTTCTGTGAGTATCTTATCAAGTCTCTGTTGGTCTGTCTTGAGTGTCTGATAAAGGTTAGCTGTAAGTAGCTCTGTGAGTATATCTGCTGAATAGTCTTCCAAAGATAATGTATTATTTTCTACTGACAAGTGTGTCTTGAAAATATTATCAATAATTTTTTTCTGACTATCAGTTGGTTGTTTTCCCGGGAGGCTTGTAAAATAATCATCATACTTATCCTCTTCAAATAAGAGACAGTGCAGAACCCTACCTGCTACCAGATGAGGTCCCACAATGTCTTCTCTTTTTTTGAGCACATAATGATTATAGAATGCCAAGGGAGAATAAAGAAGTTTACTCAGACTACTATAGCTGAAATAAAACTTCTCTTTATAAAACTTCTCTAGTTCCTCAGAACCAGTCAAGGTCATTTCCTTCATTATTTTCTTTTATTTGATTGTTATTTGATTCTTCTTCAGGGGTCCCCTGTTCTTGATTTAACTCTTCTTCTATTGCTATTAACTCTGACTTAAGTTCATTGCGGTTAATGTTAGTTAATGCAGCTTCTATAAGTTCATCTGTTATTATTTCATCCTCTGGCTCTGTGACCTCAAGATTTTCTTCTGGTTCAGGATTAATTAAATTTAGAGAAGATAGATTAAGCTTATCAAGATATGCTTGTTTGATAGTAAATTCTTTAACTTCAAATACATCACTATAATTAATATTCCCATGAACAGAACGAGTATATTCTTTGTACAATCTCTTGATCATATCTACAGTAAGCAAACCCTTCTCATCAATGATACTTACAATTTGTTCTGCACTTCTACTACCAAGACTTCTTGTAACCCAATTAAAATAACTAAGCATTGATTTAAAGTTTACATGATTCCTAGTATGAGAGTTGCTTATCTGATGATAATAATTACTCAATAACATTTGCAAATAAAGTATGCTCTTCTCATAATGAGAGTTTGCCATAATTTCCATAGCTAAAATATGATTGTCACTATCTGAGCTTTCAAACATACTTCCTAATTGCTGATAAACTTCTTCATCTATTATAGTAGAGTCATCACCATTGATGTTAGTAATTAACTCTGACTCATCATAAACAGGTTTACCTTGCATTCCATTATATGCTTCTGCATACTCTTCTTCAATTGCATAAATATAACCATTGTCATAGTGATTAGCCTCATTGCGTGCTAGACAATTTCTCATGTCTGACCAATCTGTACAAATCTTAGTGGCACCTGATGCAACAAGAGCAGTTTCTAACTTCTCAATATAATATTCATCCTTACAAATCTCTTTGACATTATTAAGAATAACTTCTGCATCTGCAATATAATACCAACTAGAACCTGTCATCTTGCCCATACTGCTCTTACCACTGAATATAACATTGGCTTTCTCTGGATCTCTGACAACTCTAATACCAAGATTTAAAGCTAAATCTTTTAGTTTTACCCGGGGAATATTTACGCCAGGTAATAAATATATCATGTCTCCCTGTTTAGGAACATATTTTTTTGCATTTACAAAATCCGGAACATTAGTTCCTAATCCTTCTATAATTTTCACATTAAATCCACTTATCTTATCATGGTTATTATCACCATGTAATTCTATATGAACGTATTTTTCCATAATTGTCTTATAAAGATTAGGGGAAGTATTACCCTCCCCCATCTTAGTTATTAATTTGTTTGATGTTTGACTAAAGGGGTAACTGTTTTATCACTGTTTTAGCTGATAGCCATCTTCACCACATTAGTATTTTGCATGAGTTTAGCAAACTTTACCTTGTTTCCATTTACAATCTCTTTGATCATATAATATCTCAAGTCATTTGTAAATGCTTCACAGTCTGTAGTAAGCTTAGCTAATCTGTCAATAATAGGTGCAGCCACAGAACCTTTCTCAGCCATAACAAGTGAATAGTTTACCAATCTGGTTGCAATTACACTTGAAATATCTGCTCTGAAATCATCATCTTTACCAACTGCACTTGTCAAAGCTCCCATTACATATGCTTCATCTTTGTTAAGAATATCATCCGGAGAGATAATCTTATCTAGTTTATTATTAATAAACATAGTAAACATAGAACTAAAGTCAGCACCAACAGAACCCTCACCAATCATTTGGATTAGTGGAAGATCATCTTCAAACTTTGGAATAGAACTGATAGCATTAAAGAACGTAGTAATAGCTCTTGGATTAACTCTTTGAGTTACAAGCTCTGGGTGCATCAACATAAAGTTAATACATCTACCATCTACCCCTGCTGTCTCAGCCCATTTACCCCACACATTAGAATCATACTTCATCTCTACAGAAATAAATCTAGTCTTCTGAGCAACATCTAAGCTGGTAACATTATAGTCACCATTGTCTGGATTAGTAGTTAAGATTACATGCCAGTTCTTAGGTAGCTTCCAAGAAACATATTCTTGTCTATCTAGAATCTCCATAGTAGCTTGCATAAATCTGTGGTCTGCACGAGTATAGTCATCCAATACCAAGAAGCCACCCTCACCTTTACCTTGAATCCACTCTGGAGCAGCATGAGCCATTCTTTTATCTACAACAGTAAACTTAGCATTAAGAGCTCCTTGAATCTGAGCTTCATTTATCCAACGCTCTTTACCTTCTTGATTTCTTACCAAGAATTCTTTAACAGGAAAACCAACTAAGTCACCTAATTCTTCTATCTGAGATAAATTAAGCTTTACTACATCCATGTCAAGTTCTTTACCCAACTGCATGATAGCTGAAGTCTTACCAAGACCGGCATCACCTTCAATATTAATTGCCACTGGAACTTTTCCTTGGCTTTGGATATACTGGTTATTTGCAACCATATGGCGGATAAATCCTTTTAACTCTTCTACGTTTAATTGTACTGTGTTCATAGTTTTTCTTTTTATAGTTCTAATTTAATTACATGACCCGGCAAACTTTCATTCATACTTGATCTCTCTGACAAAACCCACAGGATACGTCCTTTTGGCTTTACAGATGTATAACACTCTCCGTCAGTAAAATACACCAGGCTTGTATATTTCTTTTGGTTAGCATTATAATAATCTAGGACTGGATCAAACTCAGTCCCACCTCTACCTTTCACATTTAGTTCATTCTTACCTTTGTATTCTTCTATAGAATTAATACTAGTGTCACATTGAACTATTGTAATATCTACTCCAGCTTTATAGATATGGTGTATCTCATTCATAAACTCAGTTAACTCTGCATTACTTACAGAACCTGAAGTATCAATGGCCAACAACATGTGCTGTTTCATTTTAATTTTAAGGCCAGGATTTTCATCATACCTTCTATTCTCTTTTCTTCTAATCTTCTTGGTAAATACTTTAGTACTCGTACCAGAAAATCTTCTGACATAACTTCTCCAGTCAAATTTAGGTTTAACTATTTCTTCAATAATTATAACACCTTCTATCTCACCTGGAACATTCCCCCGCTTCTTAATAGTTTGTTCTTTAGCATCTGATAAAACTTTCTGTAATTGTTTCTCAATTAACTTTTGCTCAGCTTCACTAAGATCATCAAACTCTTCCCAAGTACTGTGATCAGGAACATCTCCATTATCTATGTTGTCTAGCAACTTGTCCATCTCATCATTCCCACAGGTACCATTCTTATCTTTCTCATCTTTAAGCTGTTGTAGTTTATCATAATAATATCTACAACCTGCTTTAATATCAAGATCAAGATCTTCATAGTCATTTATATTTATACCTCCATCTGGCAAATATTCTGAATCAATATACTGATTGATCTCCATGTCCATTGCAACATTAGCAAGTTTCTTGTTTCTAAAAGAACCAAAACTTACTAGATGTCCAAAGGCAATATGCAATAACTCATGCTTGAGTAATCCCATTTGATGCTTCTCACTAAGACTTGTCCAAAACTCCTCATTGATAGCCAACTGATAGTTGATACCATTCTTACTCACACCTGCCGTAGGAAGATCTTTTCTCCACATTTTATTGAGCATAATAAGAAAGAACCCATAATAGGGCTCTTTCAACATTAGCTCTTTACTAATTTTACTTAGACTCTGCTGTTTGTCCATTGTCTTTTAATTTAATTGTTAACTCAAACTTGTCTGTCGGATATCCCATATTGTCCAACATTCTACCAAGATTCATCATAAAGTATTCTAGAAATAATTCTATAGAATCTTTAGAAGCATTATTCTTGGTCAGTAATGATAAGATATCACTTGTTGTAGGTTTTGAATCCCATCCACCATTGTAATCATGTAGCTTATTTATTATAAAATCATAAACCTTTTTACAATCTCGTTCCCACTCGTCTAGTCTATAGTTACCATATCTAAAAATAACAAGTATTTCTCCAAGATTGGCTTCTAAATCTAAATCTTCTAAAACTTTGTACACCAGATAATTATTTTCTTTATCTGGTGACTTCATCATATTTACTAAATTTTTAACTTCATCTCTACTTAAAATCATTAATCTTCAATATTTAAAAAGGTAATCAGATCTTGGACTTTTTCAATTATATCATCTTTAAGTTCATCTGTAAGTGTTTGTAATTCTAAATTATACAACCACTCATTAAATTCATCTTCTGTCATTAGTCTTCAATTTAGTAATTTATCAATAGTGTTTTAATCAAACCTACAGCACTTACTTTATGAAATAAATGAGCAAGTCCTCTTAGATCATTAATGGTAGCGCAATTTATATTTAAATTTACAGTTTCTCCAATATCCGGAGCTGACAATATCTTTATCATATAGTTGTTATCAATACCATAATCCTTAGTCAGAAATAATATTATATTTGGAAAAAAAGCATGGCTATACTTTTGATTTTCTACATCAGAGCATATCCAGTCATTTTCTAACAAACTTTCATGTGTTATTTGTATTACATCTTCCATTAGTCTTCAATTTTTAAAGTTTTAATCATCCACTCTGTAGGTGTATTTATATTATCCACCCATTCTTTTGCACTTGGTATATAACCATTGCAATCCTCTTTAACATGTTGTTCTCCAACATATCTTGTATACACTGTTTTGCCCTCTGAATTTTCAAAACTTGGCCCAAACTTTTTCTCACATTCAAATATTCCCTCACTATGATGACGGAACATTCTATGTTTACTGTGTCCAATCCAAGCCTTAGTTTCATCAAACCACTCATGAATTAACTGATAATCAGATATTTGCCCACCCCATCTTCTTACTGATGATTTAGCATGTTCTAGTGGATGTGACATTATTCTTCTGTGTTTTTAAATAAATTACCCTCATGTGTGTAGTCTTCAATTTCCACAATTCTAACATTGTTATTTATAAGATATTCACCTGAAGGAACTTTAATTAATAAATCTCCATAACCACCTTCATTATTCCACCAATCCTCAATATTATCAAGTATTGTTTCATGGGCAAAGTTCTGAATATTTGCATCTGCACTAGAGTTCAATGTAGCAAGAGCTATATTTTCATCCCACTCATTTAGAAGATCAATATCAGAAAATTCTGCATCTTCTTTATCTGTATATACTATAGCTTCAATAGCTCCACTATCTCCACCACCATCATAATGTACCTTAATACCAGTAACTCCCTGATCCGCCAATTGGATCAAGACTTCCATTAATTGTTCTTCTGTCATAATTATTTGAATTTGTAAAACCTGCCTAGAATATTTCCATTCAGAAACTCATCACTCTCAAGTACTCCCCTAACAAACTGATACTTAGTCTCATAATAAGTAAGTTCAGTCTTAGTAAGACATATCTTGATAATGTACCTTCTAATGTCTATCCCGGCTTTATGTGCAGCTTTTAATTCTGCATTGCTACTATAATAATCTATATATGATAGCTTCTTTTGTATAGTATACTTTTTAGTTCTTTTATCCTGCAACTGTTCTACAGCTCTCTTACCCATTCTCTTCTTTGTTGTAGAATAAAAGTTCTTCTTTCCAATATACCTTACAAGCTTTCCATTTATTATAGCCTGCATCTCATACACAAAACCTTCTGCTCCTTCTGGAATCATGGAGTTTTCAAAGTCTTGCCCTTGGTATGACCATTTACTCATAATAATGCTTGTTTTAATAACGGTAATAGATTCTCTCTAACTTTATCTATACCATGTACTTTAATAGCATCTGATAAATCCTTCTCCATCTCTAGAATAACATATTCAAAACCATATCTAGATTTGTATTTCTCCGCAGCTTTTATACCAGCCTCATCATTATCAAACAACACACATACTTTCTGATACTTAGAACTAATGCTACTCATTATATTCTCTGGCATCATAGTATTCTCACTGTCTGGTGCAATTGCTTCTGAATTACTAATCTTTAGTTTTTGATATGCCATTAAATCTTTAAGTGAAGATGCAATAATTAAATAAGGTTTATCAAATACTAATTGTTCAGTACCTTGTATATAATCTCTTACCTTGATAAATTTACTGTCTTTTACTTTTGGCTGATAGATCTTATAGAGTGTCCCATCATCTTTAAAATACCCATACATATAATTGCCCTTGATAGTTATACTTGACACAACATCATTTTCATCTGTCTTTGTCATCACATAATATTCTAGTGGAACCACATTATATCTAGACAATAATCTAGAACCAATGTGATATTTCATCCAATATTTTTGATCAAGAGTATTCCAGTGCCGCATCTCATAATCAGTAACTTTAAATTTACTGTGTTGTTTATAAGACTTTATAGGATTATGACCATTGTTTAGAACATACTGGTTATAGTCTTCTATAATCTTATAACTTGCGGAACCTCTAGTGGGTAAATTAAATAGACTTTGGACAAGAGCAATAGAATCACCACCATTACCTGAAGAAAAATCTTTAAACTTATAGATACTATTTCTGTCAATATAAATACACATAGAAGGTGTCTTCTCCCGTGGATTAAATACTGACTTCATTTTAATATCTTGTCCTGTGAGTTTTTCTGTTAGGTTAAGATAATGTTCAAATGCCCATTCTCTTGGGACATCAGTTAAATCACATATTAAGTTTTTTGTGGAAATCATAGCAACCCAAGTTAAGTAAATAAAGGGGCCATTACAACCCCTTTATATAGGAGCTTTTAATCTAAACTAAAATCTGAAGATGTTTTACCTGGTGTTGGAAAGTCATCATCATCATCACCAAAGTTATCTACTGGCTTTACCTCAAGTTTCTTAAGATACTTTGCTTCATCATACTTAAGAATTCTATCAGAACCTTCTTCACCATAGGCATACTTGTTGTTTTCTGCTTTTGGTAACCACATGTCATATGCAATGTAGCCAGATTTATTTTCGTATTCTTTACCAGCAATACAGAAATCTAGATACTTATCTTTAAGTGGAGCATTGTTACTAAAGTTTCTTACAAAATCTTCAATTGTATTAAACTTGTTATCC